GTAATGTTGAAAGACAGACAAGTCAATGTTACTCCAGGCACAGACGGAACAGTTTGGCAGTTAATTGCACAAGGTGACACTGGTGCAGTATTAAATACTAGAGGTGACTTGATGTACCAAGACGCTTCGGCAACAACAAGATTAGCAATAGGAACTTCAGGTTCAGTTTTAACAACAAATGGTTTAGATCCTGTATGGTCAAGTGCAGACGGAAGAAATGTAATTCACGTTGCAAATACAGGTGATGATACTAATCCAGGAACTCAATTTTTACCATATAAAACAATTAACAAAGCTTTGTCCGTTGCAAGTTCAGGTGACGTAGTTACTATTGATACCATATCTGGAGGAACTGGAGGAACTCCTGGAGTTTATGATGTAACTCAAACTTCTACAACAGGTTCTGGAATAGGATTTACTGCTAGAATTACAACAGACGGATCATCTACTCCTACTGTTATTATTACAGATGGTGGTAAAAATCATACTGTAGGAAATACTGTTACAGTATCAGGATCACAATTAGGCAGTTCTTCAAATTTAACATTTAATATTGTTTCTGTTTCTGTAGGTGATGTTGTTTATATCAAAAACGGAGTTTATAGAGAAACTTTACCATTAAAGGTTCCTGCTGGAGTTACAGTAAAAGGTGAATCTTTAAGAGGAACAGAAATTAGACCTGCAAGTGGAACAGGAACGCAAGTATCAACAGTTACTATTGATACAAATACATCTGGTGCAACTGACGGAACATATAATTATGTTCATCAAACATCTACTAGTGGTAGTGGAAATGGTGCTGTATTTAATGTTGTTATATCAAGTGGAGTAGTTTCATCAGTAACTTTGTATCACGGTGGTTATGGATATGCAGTATCAGATACAATAACTTTAGATTCTGCAAATGTAGGAAATGGCGGTAACTTAGTATTAGCTGTAGCATCTTTAGAAAATAATAATGCTTCTAATATGTTCTTAGTAGGAAATCAAACTAATATTACTTTGATGACTATGAAAGGATTAACAGGAACACCAACAGCAGGTGCAACTGGTAAAGCGGCAGTAGTTTCATTAGATCCAATAGGTACTATATCAACTGCTTCTCCATACATACAAGATTGTAGTTCAGCAAATGAAAATGCAACTGGAGTACAGATAGACGGACTTTTACATACTTCAGGCAATAAATCAATTTTATGTAACGATTTTACTCAAATAAATTCTGATGGTATTGGTGTTCACGCACTAGGTGGTGGACGTGGTGAGATGGTTTCTGTCTTTACTTATTATTGTGCCAAATCATTTTATGCTCAATCAGGTGGTTTCATTAGAGGCTTAAACTGTTCATCTGCTTATGGTGAAGAAGGTGCTGTTGCTGATGGAACATTAGCAGCTGAAACTCCTACAGTTGTAAATTCACGTGGAGAAATGTTAAAATATGATGCTACAACTTTTGCTGGCGCTGCTACTGAATCTGATATTCAGGATATGATTGCAACAGATGGTGTTGGTACTGCTACTATAACAGGTGATACTTCAGGTGCAACTGCTACAGTTTTTAGAAAAAATATTTCTTTAGATTATTTACATATTGAAAGTAGAACAGGTAACTTTCAACAAGGTGAAACTGTTACAATTACAAAAGAAAATGCAAGTACATTTCAAGTTAACTTGGATGGTTCATTTGGAACAGGTGGTAATGCTCAATCAGGTCAACAAGGACCTTTAATAGCAGTTGACTCTTCAGATGGAACATTATCAGCAGGAATTATTAGAGTTGGGGCAAACGTAGTATTTGCTAGTAATTCAAGTAAATATTATCGTGTATCTATTGTATCAGAAACTAATCTTTTAAATGAACAAGCTACTATAAGATTAACAGAAAGTGTGACCACAGGTAATGCAATTCCAGATAACACATCTACTAACGTAGAAATAAACTTTTCAAATGTCCGTTTAACTGGACACGACTTCTTAGATATTGGTACTGGTGACTTTGTAAGTACAAATTATCCAGGCACTCCTTCTCAACCTGCTGACCAATCAGATGAAGTGTCAGAAACAAACGGTGGCCGTGTTTACTTCTCATCAACCGACCAAGACGGTGACTTTAGAGTTGGTGATTTATTTAGAATACAACAATCAACTGGTATTGCAACATTAAATGCTGACGCTTTTGACCTTTCAGGATTAAGTGAATTACAACTTGGATCTATCGGTGCAGAATTAGGTGCTACAATTAATGAATTTAGTACAGACGAAACATTAGCAGGAGATAGTAATACTGCTGTTCCTACTGAACGTGCTATAGTAGGATATTTAACAAGAGATAAAGCTGGTACAGGCGCTTGGGTACCACCAACAGGAACAACTGCTCAAAGACCTACAGGTGGTAGTTTATATACAGGTGCAATTAGATATAACTCATCTTTAGTAACTTGGGAAGGTTACAATGGTTCTCAATGGACAGGTTTAGGTGGTGGTAATCCTTGGCAGACATTTACTGCTGATGGTTCAACTGCTTTAACAGTAGCTGCAAATGATAGATATTTTATTGATACTACAGCGGCTGCTCAAACAGTTACACTACCAGGTTCTCCTTTAGTAGGAGACCAAGTACATTTAGTTGACTTGGCAGGAACATTTGATACAAATAATTTAACAATTGGTAGAAATGGTTTAAAAATTCAAGGTCAAACAGCTGATATGACCGTTGCCGTAGAAGACGCAGGTGTACAATTAGTTTACACTGGCGCAACTTATGGTTGGAAATTAATGCAAAATAATTAATAAATATGAATAGGGATAAATAATAGTATGTCAGATATTAGAGATTTTACAGGTAAAAATAGAAAATTTACTGGAACAGATGGTATTAGGATTCCTGGTGGTACTACTGGTGAAAGAGTGGGAGCATCTGCAGGTGAAATAAGATTTAACTCTACTATTAATTTAATGGAGTATTATGATGGAGTACAATGGAAATCAATTGACGCTCCGCCAACTGTGTCATCTGTTTCACCTACAGCATATGACGGTAATTCAGGACAATCATTTACAGTTACAGGATCAAATTTTGGTAGTGGTTCTTCAGTAACATTTTTAAAACAAGATGGAAGTATAGTTAGTGCTACTACAACTTATGTCAGTCCAACTTCATTAACTGCTGTTACTACAGCAGACGCCTTGGTTGTAGATGGACCTCTAGGTGTGAAAGTAGAAAACGTATCTGGTTTAGCAAACACATTAGCAGACGCTATTACAACAGGAACTGCTCCTTCAATTTCGTCACCATCAACAGGCTCATTAGGAACTTTTGGATATACTACTGCTGTTTCTGTAACAGTTTCAGGAAGTGATCCTGATGGTGGTGCTGTAACTTTTACTGTTACGTCAGGTTCTTTACCTTCAGGTATTACTTTAAACTCAACAACAGGAGTAATTTCTGGAACTGCTCCAGATGCAGACGCAACTTTCAATTTTTCAATTGCTTGTGTTGATAACGCAGGTAACCAAAGTGCTGCTGTGGCATATTCAATGACAATTTTCAATTCCTTATCTATTGATGCTTTAATAGTCGGTGCAGGTGGCGCTGGTGCTAACTACGGAGGAGGCGCTGGTGGTGGTGAAGTTTTATCTGTTTCAAATAGGTCTCTTACATTAGGATCAACTTATACTGCTACATTAGGAGCTGGTGGTTCAGGAGAAGCACCTATGCCTAATCCTATAGGTGATAGTGGAGGGGCGACAACATTTATACAAGAAACTGCTAGAGGTGGCGGTGGAGGTAGAAACGCAGATTATACAGGATCACTACCAGGAAATGTTTCATCTGGCGGTGGTGGAGGTTCCCGAGAACCAGGTTATGGTGGTTCTCAAGGATCATCTGTAGGAACTGGTGTAACTAGATATGGTGGATATTCAGGTGGAAATGGTTCTTGTTCTCAAGCTTATCCTGCTGGCGGTGGTGGCGGCGCAGGAGGAAACGGAAGTTCAACTCCAAGTAATAACGCGCCAGGAGGAGATGGTGGACAAGGAGTTGCAATCAATATGAATGGTACATCTTATTATTGGGCAGGTGGCGGAGGAGGTTCTTCACACCAAACAAATAGAGGTGGTAATGGCGGCGCAGGCGGTGGCGGCGGAGGTTGGGGACAACCTGGCGGTGCTACAGGCGGTTCAGGTTTAAATCCAGGAGGTTCACCTCCAGGAGGTTCACCTTGGTCAGGTGGATTTGGTGGTGCAAATACTGGTGGTGGTGGAGGAGGATCAGCTGGTGCTTCTACACCAGGTTCAAATCCAGGTCACGGTGGATCAGGAATTGTGATTGTTCGATATTTAGGTTCTAGTTCATTAGCAACAGGTGGCACAACTTCTAGTTATACATCTGGACCAAACACTTATCAGGTACACACATTTACCACATCAGATGACTTTGTACCAGGATAATAGATAGGAAATACATATGGCTCATTTTGCAAAAGTAATTAATGGAATAGTAACAAGAGTAATTGTTGCTGAACAAGAATTTGTAGATAACTATGATGATGGTGCTTCAGGTTCACCTTGGATACAATGTAGTTATAATACAAAAAAAGGAGTTCATCTTTTAGGAGGAACACCTTTAAGAAAAAATTTTCCATCCGTAGGATGGTTATATAGTGAAGAATATGATGCTTTTTTTCATCCTAGACCTAGAGATAACAATGAAGAATATAATAGTTGGATTTTAAATAAAGAAACATTCGAATGGGATCCTCCTGTTCCTTTTCCTACAAAGCAAACAAAAACTATTGATGGTGAAGAAGCTAGACTAGTGACAAGGTGGAGTGAATCTGATAGATATTTTATAGGTGGATTAAAACCAACTGAAAAATGGGAAAATGTTAATTTCTGTTATCGTTGGGATCATAGCACGTTAGAGTGGATTGATATTTAAAAACTTTTATATATATACTATATAATTAACAAGTGAGTTGATAAGATGAAGAAAATTGATATTGAGTCTGTAATAAAAGGAATATTTCCTACACCAGTTTATTTTTCTAATATTGGAAGAAGTTTTACCCAACAAGAATTAGATTTTGTATCTAAGTGTAAATTAGATTGTTATAAAAATGAAAACAATTTTACAAGTAAAAATGTAAATGTGTTATATGATCCTGTGATGGAGTCTATTAAAGGTTTTTTAGATGTTGTTATAACAGATTATTTTATAAAAGTTTTAAATCCTTCTAAGGATAATAATATAACTCCAGTAATTACACAGTCTTGGTTAAATTTCACTAAGGAAAGTGAAAGTCATCATTCCCACGCACATCCTAATTCTTTTATTTCAGGTGTATTTTATTTTGACGCAGATAAACAAAATGATAGTATAGAGTTTTTTAAAAATGTTTATGAATCCATACATATAGAAACTGAAAAATTTAATTCGTATAATTCTTCTTCTATGAAATATCCTGTTAAAACAGGTGATCTTTTACTCTTTCCATCAAGTTTAAGTCATAGAGTAAATATCAAAAAAGGAAAAAATATAAGAACAAGTTTAGCGTTTAATGTATTTTTTATAGGAGAAGTTGGAAATAAAACTAAACTTACATACTTAAAAATTAATTCTTTAGTTTAATGAAAAATCAAAATTTTGAAAATAACAGTTTTATCTATGGTGATTATATATCTGAAGACTTGTGTGATAAAATTTTAGAATTTTATAATAATAATGAAAAAATAAGAAGTGAAGGAAAAGTAGGAAAAGATAATTTAGATGAAACTACCAAAAAATCAACTGAAGTAGTCTTAAATCCAAAACTTTTTTTTAAATTATTTCCAGAATATGCAAAAAATTTAGATGATATATTAAGAAAATATTTGATTAAATACACATACGCTAATGAAGCTGCAAAATTTAATGTTTTTGATAACGTGAAAATACAACATTATAAACCACAAGAAGGTTTTTATAAATGGCATTGTGAAAATAACGGAGAAATTCATACTATTCAAAGACACTTAGTTTTTATGACATATTTAAATGATGTTGAAGATGGAGGCACAGAATTTTATTATCAAAACTTAAAAGTAAAAGCAGAAAAAGGTTTTACAATAATTTGGCCTTCTCAATGGACTCACGTTCATAGAGGTATTATAAGTAGCACTAAAGAAAAAGCAATTGTGACAGGTTGGTATGATTACGAATATTTAAGTAGAAAGTAATATGATTGATATAAGAGAATTAGTTTGGGAAGAACACAAAAACGCTGAACGACAAGAGTTTGTTAAGATATTAATGTCAGGTGAAATTAATCCTGAATTATATGCTATCTATTTGTATAATCAATTACAATGTTATTCTGTATTGGAAAAGTATGCTATACATAACGGACTGTTTAGACAAACACCAGGATTACAACGTGCAGAAAATATACATAGAGATTTTTCAAAGTTATGGACAAAATCAGATAAACCAGAAATAACACAAAGTACAAAAGAATATATCGAACACATAGAAACAATTAAAGACGATCCAGAAAAACTATATGCACATATCTATGTAAGGCATTTAGGAGATTTGTCTGGTGGTCAAATGATTAAGAAAAAAGTGCCTGTAAAAAGATATTATGATTTTGGTGCAAATGGACAAGAATGGAAAAGAATAGTAAAAGAAATAATTAATGATTACCTAGGTACATATGAAAAAAATGTAGTGCCTGAAGCTAAGTTGTGTTTTAATTATGCAACAAGATTATTTAAAGAAATGATTAAATTAAAAAATGAAATTAGATAATTTTTTTCAAACTCCTATTTTAATAATAGAAAAACCAGAATGGATAGAAGATATAAATTTTATCGCAGATGAATATATAAAAAAAGAAATAAAATTAAATTTACCTAATATTTTAAATTATAACATAGAAAAATATGGTAAAGAAAATATAGAAAAAATTAAAGACTTTGCAACAACATATCATTCTACTACTTTGATAGATGAAGTAAGATTAAAAATTTTTAAATCATTTGTGAAAGAAACCTCATTAAAATTTTTAGAAACTCAAGGTTTTAATTTAAGTAATCATAGTTTAAAGTTTACCGAACTTTGGGTACAAGAATTTACAAAAAATGGCGGATGTTACCACGATACACATATTCACTATAATAATCATATTTCTGGATTTTATTTTTTAAAGTGTTCTGCCAGAACCTCTTTTCCTGTTTTTGGTGATCCTAGACCTGGTGCCCTAATGACAAAATTACCTAAAAAAAATATAAATAATATTACTTACGCTAATGATAATATACATTTAATTCCAAATAATGGAACAATGATATTTTTTCCTTCATATTTACCACATCATTTTCCTGTAGATTTTGGACTTGATGACTTTAGATTTATTCATTTTAATTTACAAGCAATAGACAAGGGATTATATAATGATTTGGAATAGACTTATCAAATGTAAAGACGAAATCATAAATGTATTAAATCAACATTGTGAAGAATACCAAGAGCCAGGTATGAAACGATTTAATAACGAAGAATATGGTTGGGTTAATCGTACTTGGAAAAATAAAAATATAAGACGTGCTCACGTAGATGTTGTTGATGTAAGAGATACAAAAGGTTTATGGATGGCACATATTTGTCTATTTCCAGAATTAACAAATGGTGGACCTATTTACGGTTTTGATATTATTGCAGGAGAAAAGAAAGTAACAGGTGCATTCCACGATTTTTCACCATTATTAAAAAAAGAACACCCTCTAACAAGATGGTTTATAGAAGAAAACAAATGGTTTAAACCGAGTAAAGAGAGAGAATTACCAGATTGGGCAAAGGCTATCTTTAGTGGAGGTATGATAGCCGCTGGTAACGTACAAGAAGAAAACGAATTAAATCAGATATGTACACTTGCTGTAAGTAATCTAAATAACTATATAGATAAGATAGGTGATTTTAACGGTGATAGTAAGAGAGAAGATGTTATAAAGGCACAAAATTATTATTGCGAACATCAACAACAAAACCCTCATACACCTAGGGTTATGCAATCTTTAGGATTGCCAGAGGAAGATATTAAACTGTTTTGTTCAGATAATCTCTTTCCAATTATAAAGGAATGAAATGAAAAGACTACTAGTAATATTTTTGTTAATGACATCTTTCGCATTAGCAGACGAAACTAAAATTAAACAATTAGAAGAAAGAATTAATAAATTAGAAAGTACAAAAGTTTCTTTGCCAGACGGACTATTTGTCAATGGTGAAATGGAACTTATGTATGATGATAAAACTTACGATAGTGGTTGGGATAGTAGAGGAGATTTACAATTTGGTGTAAAACAAAATTTAGACAATCCTTATATTAACTATGCAGGTGCTTCAGCAAAATATGACTCTTATTACGCATTAGATCATACACAAGACAATACACTTGT